GAACTCAGTCTGCCAGTCGAAGATGCGGTTCTTTACATTCCGCCTCCGAATGGCCGACATGACAGGCGTATCGAAGGGGTCGATGTTGTAGATGGCGTTGCTGAGGTCCTCGCGATTTGCTTGGGCCTGATAAGTAGTGAAGGCGTTCGTGACCTTGGGCACGGAGTGTTCCTTTCGGGCAAGAGGGATCGCCGCCAGAATAGTGGCGGACAATTGGCTCTAGCCCGAAGGTCTAGACTATGCGCTCCAGCCCTAAGACTGGACCTACCGAGGGCGCAGCATCTGGGCGAACACGCCCGCTGCGTCGTCGACGCGGCCGGAGGCCTGGAGCTTCCGCATCGCGTCGTTCATCCCGCGCGCGGCGCCATTGCCGACGCGCGGCGCCGATCCTGGCTGGAGCGCGCCGTTGCGCTCCGGCTGGACCGGGAAGGGTTTGTTGGCCATCATCTTGTCGTACTTGGCCGCCTTGTTGAGGACGGTCAGCATCCGCTCGTCGTAGGTCGAGCCGATCTCGTCCTCGTTGAAGCCCGCCTCCAGCGCGGTCTTGCGCATCGAGCCGATGGCGGCGTCGATCTCGGTCTGGTTGGCGAGCTTGTTCCTCTGGACGAAGCGGTCGAACTCGGCCCGCGCATAGGCTGCGCTCTGTTGCGCGCTCTGCTGGTAGGCGGCGCGCTGGGCTTGTTCGCGACGCTGCCGGATGGTGTTGAGCGTGCCGTAGACGTGGCGGTAGTTCTGTTCGAGCTGGTGGGCGCCTGCCGGGTCGGCCTTGTAGAGCTGGTCCCAGTCGGGCTCCTTGGGGATCAGGGCGGCGAACTCCTGCTCCTGCTGCTGGCAGAGCTGGATGTAGGCGTCGCGCGCCTGTTGGGCCTGGGAGCCGCGCTCGTCGATGGTCTTGGCGACGTCGACCATCTGGCGCATGCGATGGTTGAACGTCTCCTCGCGCTGGTAGCCGCGCAGCGCCTCGTTGAGGCTGACCTCGACCTCATTGCCGTCGACGTTGACCTTGTAGCGGGGACTGTCGTCCTCCTCCTCGGGCTTCGGCTTGTCGGGGTCCTCTTGTCCCTCGGCCTTCTCGCCGATCTGCTCGGGCGGCTCGTTGTCGTTGCCCGTCTCGGCGTTGTCGTTGGCGGGGCGCCGCTTCGGCGGCGGGTCCTCGCCTCGGCCGTCGGCGACGCGCTGCTCATGCTCGACGAGGCGCGGATCGGGCCCGCCGTCGGACGTGTCGCCGAAGGCGTCGCCCTCGACCTCGCGCGGCTGGAAGATCGGCTCGGGCTTGCTGCTGGTCGAGACGAACTTGCCCGACTGATCGCGCGGCCGGGTGGCCTGGGGGATTTCTTGGGCGAAGGCTTCGCGGGCCTCGTCGATGCCTTCAGCCATGGTGTGCGGCCCTCTGTGCATCGACGCGATAGTTGTCGAGGAGGTTGCCGAGCGCGACCGGGATCACGTCGAGGGCGCGCAGCCGCGCGGCCAGCTCGTCCTGTTTCACGCCCGCCGTGGGGCAGTCGAGCAGCTCGTTGAACCATTGCTGCCGGAGCTGGCGGTAGACGTGGCCGAAGGCCTTGTCGGCAAGCAGAGCCTTCGCTGCGGCCGAGAGTTCCCGGCGGTCGCTAAGGTTCTCGACTTTCTCTCTGTTGCCCAGCGCCGACATCTGACCATCGGCAACCAAGTTGTCCCGGTGACAACTTCGCGGGTTGCTTCGATAAATACTGCGCATTTAGCCCTCCGGCAAGTCGCGGAGGGTCGGCCACTCAGGCCGGATGCGAACCAGTTCGGGCTTGCGCCCCTTCGGGAAGAGCCGCAGCTCCCCGTTGGGGGCTTCGTAAGCCTCGCCCGAGGGCGTATCCAGGTCAGGGCGCCGCTGCCAGCCGAAGCTCTCCGGCGGCCCGCTCGATGTCCTGACGTCGATCTCCTTCATGGCGTTTCCCCTTCCGTGGACGCGGGCGCGGTGGCCTTGGCCATGTCGACGACGACGCTCGCCATGTCGACCTGATGGTCGAGCGCGACCTTGGTCTGCTCCAGCCGGAGCTTGTCGGCCTGGGTGGCGGCCTCCTGGGCGAGCTTGTCGCGCCGGAAGTGTTCGTCCATCGCCTGCTTCTGCGCGTTGAACTGCTGGTCGCCCTGGGCTTTGGCGGTCTGCATCTTGACGCGCTCGTTGTTGGCCATCGCTGCGATGGTCATCGCGTCGGGCTCCTTCGGCGCGCTGGCGATCTGCTGGAGCTGCTGCGGCGTCGGCGTCTTGAAGTAGCGCGACACGTTCTTGATGTTCGCGATCTCCAACATGTCGGTGATGGTGTTGACCATCTCGGGGATGCCGACGACAGGATTGTTGGGCCCGAACTGCTGGAACACCATCATCTGATCCTGCTTGATCTGTTGCAGGGTCATCATCCGCACCGTGTCCGATCCCTTGCCGAGCGTCGGGTTGACCTCGACCGACATGTCGGCGTCGAACATCGACGTGTGGTAGGTCTGCCAGGAGCCGTTGATGCGCAGCGTGCGCGACTGGTTCGGGTTCTCGACGATCTCGTTGAACAGACCGTGGAACAGATCGCGGAAGCCCGTCTCGGCCAGGACGCGCGCCACCAGCTCGGTGCGCTCCTGCTGTCCGTTGATGACGGCCTCGACGCCGATCATGGTCGACGATTGCAGGGCCTTCGGGTCGAGGCCCCTGGCGGCGTCCGAGAGGCCCGTGCGCCGCTGCTGGACGCTGTCGAGGTACTCGAGGACCGGCAGCGCGGCTTGGCCGACGAAGGGGGTCGTGGCGAAGCTCACGGCGGCGCCGGGATCGCCCCTGGTCCTGATCACCGCGCCCAGGTCGTCGTTGAGCGCGTCGTCGAGGTTGGTGACCAGCTCGTTGACGACCGTCTTGGGATTGATGCTTTCGGCGAGGCTGTCGAGGACGCCGCGCGTCATGTTGGTCTTGATGCGCTGGATGTCGATGGTCAGATCGGCGATGCTGTCGCCGACGATGGTGTGGGCGACCGGATCGCACGAGAACATCGCGACCTTGATCCGGTTGGCGGGCTCGTCGCGGACGATCTCGTGATCCTCGCCCATCGTGCAGATGTAGCGGAGTTCCGCGACGCCATCGCCGTCCTGATCGGCGCGGATGTACCACTCGCCGTAGAGGACGCCGTCGCCGACGCGGCTCGACATGCCGCGCCCTGGATTGCGGATCATCGCCTCGTTGGTGAAGTTGTTCACGTCGGCCGACTGGATGTAGTCGGTGCATTGATCGCGGTCGTAGCCCATGCCGGTCAGCTCATCGATGGTGACGATGCGCTCGTGGCCGACGATGCGCGACTTGCTGAAGGTGCGGGCGTAGCGGTCGAGGCGCATCTCCTCGGGCGGCACGCCCTCGATGTGGTGGATGGGCTTGTTGATCGTGCCCTCGACGACGACGTCGAGGCCGCCGGTCTGGTTCTGCTGCAACGTGCCCGGCACGACCTTGGCGGTCGGGTCCTCGGCGAGCAGCATCTGGAGCTGCTCCATCGTGATGTTCTGGAATTGCTTGCGCTTCGTTTCCTGGGCGTTGTCGGTCCACCATTTGATGAACCCGGTCTTGACGGTGAGCGCGTCCTTGAAGGAGCCGTAGAGGTTGAGGAAGCCGGGGTTGTCCTGCCAGAAGACATAGTTGACGTAGTTGGTCGCCTGCTCGGCCATCTGGTCGTCCTGCGGCGAGCGCGGGACCAGGGCGACGACGTTCTCGGACGCGGCGAAGATGCGCACCAAGCTCGGCAGCATCATCAGGATCGCGTCGCGCACATCGGTCGAGACGAATGAGCTTTTCGATGGGCCGTCGGTTGGGGTGAGGATGTCGTCGAAGGTGGCGTTCGGGTCCTCGACGACCAGGGGGTCCTTGCCCGCATCGGTCCCGCCGCCGCTTAACCTGGGCAGGTTGCCGTAGTAGTAGTTCTGCGCCTCCTCGCGCTTGGGGGCGAGGATGGTGTCCTCGTAGTCGCGGCTGTCGCTGATCATCGCCTGGATGAAGTAGCGATAGGTTTCGGGGTCGCCGGGATCGAAGGCGTGCGGAGTGTGGTCGTCTTTGAAGGTGAAGAGGCGGTCGATGGCCATGGGCCAACACGCTCCGAGGAAGAAGAGCCAGCGGAAAGCTGGTGCCTCGGAGCCGACAAACAGGGGCGACCTTACCCTGAAAAGGGAACGGCGGCCAATGGGCCGCCG